GTCTACTTTGCCTATCATTGATCTAATTTGTGGATTCAATTCTGCTTTTAAATCATGATGCACCACACGCACTCTCTTGCGTACTGCTTCAGGATAACTAGAGACTACTTCATGCAATCTATTCAAATTACCACTGTAATCCAATCTATCTAAAGTTACAATTCTCCAATCAGTTTCAGATAAAAGTTTATCAATTAGATGATGAGCAATGAACCCTGCTCCGCCGGTGATTAATATTGTTTTGCTCATTATACTGTCTCCTTGCAGTCTTTATAGAAATTAGCCAATTCTGGAAATGTATTTACAAAATTGGTGCCACGACGCTTGTCATATTCCGTAAACCAATTAAAGAAGTCTCTACGTCCCTCTTTTACTTTATCTGGGGTATAGATAGCTGATTCCATGTATTTTACCACTCTTTCAAATTTAGCATACTCTAAGTCGTTGAATTTACTACGGTTTTTATCGTCTAAATTGGCTAAAATGAAGTCTAGATGGCTTACCATGTAACTCATAAATTCTTCTTTAGGCAATATATTCATATCATACTGTAATGGCTCTTTTAAGAATGGTGTGTCAAATCGTACACGCTGCCATTGTTTTTGATTATCAGTGTTATACTTTGTTCTCCATTCTAAAATCTTTTCTAATAGACTTTGAAAGTTAGTTACTGTTAGAATATTAAAGGTACACATAAATGTAATCGGTAACTGTGTTTGAGTTAGGTACGTATCGAGGTTGCGTTCCCATACTGTGAGATCCAATCCTGTACGAATATATTCGGCAGGCGTACCCCAAGTATCCATGCTGGTAAAAATTTTAAAATCTTTGATACATCCGTTGGTAATTAAATTATTGATTTTTTCTACCAGCCTATCAATTAGGATTGGCTTTACTCCAAAATTTGTGTTGATGTTTAATTCAAGATTGGGCAAGGGATTAACCAATAAATCATCTAACAACTTCCAGGTGCTTGATTGTAACAGTGGTTCGCCGCCTGTTATTCGCAAGATAGTTAATGTCTTACGAACTTCAGGCCACCACCGCCACCATGCTTCTACATACGGATTAGTTTCTTCTTCGTAGATTTGAAACCAATCAATATCGTTGCGATGATTCTTAACCATGTCGTAAGGACCGTAGTCTTTGATCTCTTTATAATAGCTGCTGGAATGTTTGGGATGGCAATATCCACATTTGAAATTACATTCGTTTCCGAAACTAACTTCAATGTACTGCGGGTTAATGTTCTGATCCCAATCGCCATCTTTGATCTGTTGAAATCTTTGATCTGTATAGATTGTTGAGTTACGTTCTTTACGATCACTGACGTAGTCGTCCCCCATTGCTTCGATATTCCAGCAGTAATTACAACCGCTGGGTTTTCCACCGTTGAGCATTTCTAATCGTTCGTGTTTCTTTTGATTGGTGTTATGTAATGCACTTGCATCTATAACAATCTCATCTAAAGGAATCTTGTGAGGAGCCGGATGGTAACAGCTGTGTGTTTCACCCGACTGAAGATATATCGTAGTGTGGTGCCACTTGGCCATGCAAAAAGTTGGCGATATCTCATTCATTATAGGAATAAATTTTTTAATTCTTGCTATATCGTCCATCGAACTGTTCCTTGAGCCACACAAAATCGTTTATCATTTTTAAAGCTTGTAAATTTGTTTTGTTTTTTATGCCATAGTCTCGACCGCATGTAGATCCGTCAATAGCATATTGATCTTTAGATTCTTCACACCATACTCGTAATCGTTCCTGTGTTTCTGCATCTTGTTGACGAGCAATTACACGACTGGCTAATTTGGCGCATTCTCTAAATGCTGATTTCCAAGTGTTAAATGGATCAGTATTGAACCCATTTATGTTTGAAACTTCTGGCATAGGTTTAAACCATCTGCTGATACTTGTGGTCATATCTGGTTTTGAAAGATCCATATCTATGGTCAGCTGCCTCGGCAAGAGTTTTACGCCACCGTTACCGTATTCTAAACCATTTACTGGATTCCTGCTTTTCCATACATGCACTGTAGATTTAGCGTTAAAATCATAGTAAGGAATATGATAATTAAAATCAAAGGTATCTAAAATAATAGCATCTGCGTCTACCACATAAAACATGTCCGTAGATACTGCTGTTGCTGCTGCTATATGGGCTTGATGTATGCCCTGCACATTTTTAATCCAGTGGATTTTATTTCCGTCGAGCCTAGATATCAATGATTGATATCGTTCTTCAGCGAATGGTTCATAATAGGAAATGAATGCCACATCGAGCTTTTTAGGTCTGCTGGCTATAACATCTATTTGTTTTTTATTAGTAAAAAATCTGTAATCCCATTCACGTTGTAGTATCTTCGCAGACTTCGGAAACAAACAGACTCCGTCGTAATATTGATTATTTAGAAACACATGAATGTAACTCTCATCCCATTTAGTCACGCAATAATCTAAATGAAAGTCAGAATCTAATTCTACGTAGTCCCAAACTACCCAGAAAAATTTTGTAAATGCTCGAGACCTTACTTCTTCAAATGTTTGAACATGTTCGAGTTTTTGTGCGTTAGGAAATCTCAGTCGAAACTGCTGCCATGCTTGGGTGTCTATTGAGCCTGTACCGACATAGAATATATCATACATTGTCAACCGCCCTGTAATACGTCAAACCTAAATTGATTGTTTCATCATATAGATCCAATGTATATTTGCTCTGTGCTGCATCAAGAAACGGCCAATCAAATCCCAACTGTTGTTTGATCTTTTCGCCAAGGTCTCGAATAGCTGTGTCGAGATCCCGTCCATTGTCTTGCTCATAAGGTCGTCCGTACTGCTCCCATATACCTCTAAGAATTTCAAAATCTCGTACTTCCACATAATTCCAGTCTGTGCAATTAGCCAGCCATGTGCCTAATCTAGCACCATAGACTGCATACATACCGTTTTCTTCATGAGCGCCAACTGTGGACCACATACGCAGTCTATGTATGTTATGCCACCAAATCTGTTCTCGAATTTCTTGGGGTGGTACACGTACTCCGTCAAGTAGCGTCATCTTAACACCTTCGCGGAATCCTGCTCTCCACGCCTGGAACGGTGATCCTGTAATAACACTTTCACTGTAAACTCTGGGAAAATTGCGATATCCATCCTCCCAACAAAAATCTACTTGACCTCGATCGCTGTCGCTGTTCTCATGAGTTTTCATATTAAGGACAAAATCTTTCTTCCAGATTTTTAATCCGCCGTTGCCATAGCGTAAGCCATTGATGCTGTTTCGACCACACCATCCATATACCTGGATCTTAGGATCGTCCATGTTGAGATCTAAATTAAAAAATGAAGGATCAACAATGTTATCTGCATCTACTGTGATAAACCAATCTGTTTCTGATAATTCAGCCGCGGCTTTGTGAGCATGATCGCTGCCCTTTACTCCATGAACACGCTTGGCCCAAGGCACCTTGGCGCAGAGATCAGCGTAGTGAAGATCTGCATTAGGTTCGTCGTAGCTTAAAAACACTACATCAAATTCTACTGTTTTCATTTATATTCTATCACGTAATTTTTAAACAATCGTCTTGTATATACACTGAACTGGTCAAAGTCAATATTTTTCACCGTCACAGTCTTACCGATAAGATCATTGATCGTGATAACATGATTCTGATACAATATGTTAGGATCGTTATATGCGGTGATTAAAAAATTCATTTCAGTGCTGCCATCCCAGACAAAGTTTCTTCGTTGGCCTTCAGTCTTTGATTTTTTTGTTCCGCCGAATTCCTGTGACAATTGTATTTTTAATGTTTTAGTTCGTTTAGTGTATGTTAAGTATACATCCGGTTTTGTGACTGCGGAATATTCTGTTGAAATAATTCTATGCAGTACATCATCGAGCTTGATTAAAGTTTTCAATTCTGCAATTTCTAAATTTCCTGAGCTGATGTCTATCATGCAGTTTTCTATCTGTATCTCCGCATTGATTATAGATTCAGCTAAATGATTATCTACAACAACCTTATTAACTTCGTTGGGAAAAGCATAATCGGGACCAATGCTAATGACCTTGCCAGTAGTGGGGTCAAACACTGCGGCATAAACCGTAGGTGCGGGTTTATACTCCGCTATCCATTTTTCAAAATCTTCTATGGTTTCTATAATTTCCATGCTATTTCCTCTAAGATGTTAATGACTTCATCGGTGATTTTATCTTTTTCTACGTAATGTACAATGTCATGCTGTTGGTAATTGCCAATTTTTAATTGTGCTTTTTTGTCAAGATAAAATCCCACGTGGTTACTCCATGTGTCTGCAGGCCAAGGCCAATTCTGTATCATAGGCTTCATGTGAACAATCCTAGGAAACTCTAATGGATATGCTATTTGATCTGATATGTCTAGGATTTTTGCTGCTAGAGCAAACGCTTCGTCTGTGCCTACTATCTTGGGTTTATATTCTGACAAAAATACATTAGCAAACTCCACAGGATTTTTAATAATGTATCTGCCCAGGTCAAAAAAGTCTCGAGCCATTTGAGAATCTTTAGTGAAGAATGTCCACATAGAGTATACATCAGGCAGATGATTTTTATCAAAGCATTTGCGGTAAGTTCTATCAGTGACGATCTGTGCTCTATATGTATGCACCTTGTTGGCAATATACAGCTGAGAGTTATCAACATGATAATCAATCCAATGACTATAATCTCGCATGAATAACATGTCAGCATCCAAACATACAGTATGGTCAAACGGTGTCAGCTGATCCATCCAGCTACGTCCGTCCCAAAATGTTTCTTGATTCCATTCTATAACGTGATCAAACACCCACGGGCTTTTAAGTTTTTGTAATTTCGATTGATCATCTATTACCAATGCTACTTTGTCGTAGCCTGGCTTTTGAGTGTTCTTGATACTGAGCGCAAGGGCATAGGCCATACTGAGATAATCAACTGTGTCATGTTCTGCAACTATCAGGAGATATCCAAAATTCATATCATCTCCAATAACTGCTGTTTGTGTCTCACAATACTTTGTTTGTTCATGATATGAATATCTAATCCGCGAACAGCAGCAGCACAATATGTATTGTCTAATTTGTAGTCAACTAAAAATTTCAATGTAGATCCATCAACTTCGTATAGGATGTCTTTGTCTAACGCTGATAATACCGCTGGCAGGCGGCCTAATGCAGTCTCTTCAAACCCATCTAACAGATGTTTGGCCACACTGAAGGCAATGTCGTTTCTAAACTGTCTGTGATCGAATCTAAACACGTCAGCATAATACAGATAATTTTGTTTGACATATTCTACTGTGTCAAAAAACAGTTTAGACGCAGGATTTTTAGTGAACATCACTGTAGTGGCCCAATATAGTTTCACACCAGTTTCAGAAATATTGACATCGAGGTATCCCAATCTGCGTTGACTGTAAATGTCGTTGATAGATTCCCCTATCATGATGTCTTGATCAACATCCCAATAGCTGTTGAGGTTATCAGATAGTATGAAATAATCACTGTCGATCAACAGTGTTCGTTCATATGGAGTCAGCTCCCAAGCTGAATGTCTATTGGTGTTGGTAAACGGAACCATCTGTCCGTCAATGCCATCTCTGAGAAATC